TCAGTATCTGCTTTTGTTATTACATTTCCCACTGCAACCGGCATATCTTGGAGTTTTAGCGCACTTGTTACCGGGTTCAAGGCTTCTGATGCTCCCATCGATGGTAAACTTACTTTTAGCGCAACGCTGAAAATTACCGGCAAGCCGACTCTGGCGACTTCTGCATCTGCCGGACTAACAACTCCGTTCTTTGTTATAAGTGAAAGCGCAGTAGTAACCCCGACAAAGGCGCAGGCAACGACTACCTATGTAGCAACTGTTTTAACAGGTGTAACAAGTGTAACCGTAACCCCGACAGCATCGGCAGGCGTAATAACTGTAAATGGAAATACGGTAGTAACGGGAGTGGAATCAAGTGCTATTGCACTGGGAGCAGCAGGAAGCGTTACGGAAATCACTATAACAGTTACCGAAACTAACAAGAGCACTAAGACATATACGATCTATCTGTCTAGGGCAGCAGCAGCATAGGAGGTATAGGTGAATGATCGATAACAGAGGCGTTGAAATTGAACTGGACAAGTTAAGGAAACTCCGCTATGACTTTAACGCAATTGCTGATTTAGAGGACAAATCTGGCTTTGGTATTAGCAAGTTTTTGTCCGAAGAAAAGGCGGGTATGTCCACCATAAGAATGTTAACCTGGGCTGGTCTTAAATGGCAGGACAAGGGGCTTACCATTGAACGCACAGGCAGTATTATTCAGAGATTTATCGAAAACGGCGGAACTCTTGATACGATTTCCAATTTCATCGGCGTTGCTTTGAAAATGTCAGGCGTTTTGGGCGAGGACAAAGAAGAGGGAAACCAGACAGCGGAGGCGGCGAACTAGCCGACCTTCGCTTTTCCAATTCTATCGAAAAAGTCGAGAAATCGGCATACATAATCGGCCTAAAGCCTTGGGAATTCTGGTGTCTAACTCCTAAAGAATGGCTTGGTATTATCGAAGGTTATAATATACGCGAAGATCGGGAGTTTTTCCGATTTGGCATCGTTGCCTCGGTAATAGCTAACTGCAACAGGAATAAGGATAAAAATCCGAGAGCGTTTATCCCAAGCGATTTTATGCCTAAAAAAGATGCAGAGAAGAAAAAGCAGGGCTGGGAAGATCAGCTGGAAATGGTGAAACTGCTTAATATTGCTTACGGCGGGGAGGATGAAACGAAGGCAGGGGATTAACCTGCCTACTCCCACATATTTAGCGCTTCACAAACCCAGCTATTATCTCCTGCATATTTAACTGTGGCGCTGAAATTGTTCCTAATTGTGGCGCCAAAATGATTTTGAGCATCTACGTAAGCAATTACAATATATTTACCTTCACCTATATTGGTGACGTGTGCCTCTCGAAACATCGGGAATTTTGCAGTAGACGGTGATCTTAGTTTTTCTTCAACAAATTGCTGGGAGATTATATACGCGCTTAGTGCACTGTCTTTTGGTTCCGGTTTAGCGCATGATGAAACCAATATTGCAAAGAGTACGAATAATCCAAACGCAATCAAACAACCTTTTGTTTTTACAGGTTTTGATTCAGTGCCTAATTCTCCGGGTTTATATCCTTTTACCATTACGCATCGCTCCTTTTCATAACATATTCGTTAAAAGAGAAAAAATTCCTTCACAGAAAAGAGGTGAACATATGGGCAAGTTAGGAAGTTTAGTCGTTGCTCTCGGTCTCAATACTGAGAACTTTCAAGCTAATTTACAGCGAGCAACGCTAGATATAACGCGATTCAGCTCTAATGTACAAACGCGAGTGACAAGAAACATTAATCAGATGAATCGCGATGTACTAAACTCCATAAAGCAAATAGGCATAGGTGTAACTGCTATGGGTTTAGGCATAGGTGCTGTGCTTGGTTCGTCAGTTAATGTTGCGGCTGATTTTGAGTATGCGGTTGCGCGCGTAGGTGCAATAAGCGGCGCAACAGAAGAAGAATTAGCTAAGCTAACAGAAACGGCAAGGCAGTTAGGTAGGGATACTGCCTATACCGCTACTGAAGCAGCGCAGGCGATGCAGTCACTTTCGATGGCAGGTTTTAAAGTAAGTGAGACGATATCGGCAATGCCTGGGCTCCTTGACATGGCAGCTGCTGGACAGGTGGCTTTGGCTGAAACTGCAGATATCGCCAGTAACGTTCTAAGAGCATACGGTATAGAAGCAAGCGAAATGAATAGAGTGGCTGACGTTCTTACAAAAACCTTTGTCACATCAAACACTACCTTGGAAACACTTGGCCAGACAATGAAATACGTCGGGCCTGTTGCTAGGGCTGCTGGGGTATCGTTAGAGCAGGTTGCCGCAGCCGCTGGAATACTTGGGGATGTCGGAATAAAGGCTGATATGGCTGGTACTGCTCTTAGGAATATCTTCCTAAGACTATCAACCGAACCAAGTGCAGTAGTAAAAACGATGAAGGCACTTGGCATAAGCATAGAGGACGCAAACGGCAAGATACTTCCATTCCCTGATATAATTCAGAGAATTGCCGATGCCACAGCTAACGCAACCGATAAACAGAAACTTGCAGTAGCAGCGTATTTAGCTGGTGCGCGTGGTGCTCCGGCAATGTTGGCATTGCTTGATGCGGGGCCAGAAAAACTTCGGGAGTATACAAAAGAACTTGAAAACAGCACTGGCAAGGCGGCAGAAATAGCCAAAAAGCAATTGGATAACTATAAAGGTAGTCTAAAAATATTTTCTAGTTCGATAGAGGATTTGCAGATATCTATCGGTAACACATTCTTGCCGTTATTGAATGGTATCGTAAAAGGCTTAACCGTACTTGCTAACGCCTTTGGTTCGCTTCCTGAGTGGGTAAAGAGTACCATAACAGTAATTGTCGCACTGGGAGCAGGTTTGCTAATCACCGGTGGCATATTTATGATATTTGTCGGTTACTTTGCCAAACTCGCAGCAAGTTTTTTGTGGGTAACGGCCAACGCTCCTTTATTGATGACTTGGCTGACAAGACTAACAGCTCCGATAAGAGCAATAATACTTCTATTCACCTCTCTTGGATCTGTAGTCTTACCAATGCTTACAGCGGCAGTAACCACTTTAGGCAGGGCAACGCTGGCATTTTTACTGACTCCGCAAGGTCTTATTGTGGCGGCAATAGCAGGTTTAATCTATATAGGCTATCAATTAATTAAACATTGGGATGACGTAAAAAGAATCGGAATGGCCGTCTGGAATGGTATTAAGGGGCTAATTGTTGGTGTAGTAAATGCTATAGATGCAAGGTTTAACGGCTTTAAAAATTTCATGGTGACGGTATGGAATTACATCACCAAACCCATACAGCCCTTGATCGATGCCTTGGGATGGCTATTTAAAAAAATAGACAAGGGCATCGAATGGGTAAGGGAAAAACTTGGATTACTTGAAGATAAAAAGAAAGTAGAAGTTGATTCAGCCAATATTGACAGTGCTAAAATCAAGGCGCAGGAATTGAAGGCGCAAAAAGACAAGTTGGCTGAAAATAAAACACCGATACCTGTAGATAGTTCGCAGCTAGAACATGCCACATATACTTCTGAGCAGCTAAAAGATAGGCTTGACGGTATCGGAATAGAGCAGGTCGAAATAAAGGTTGACGATAAGGAACTTGCTAAACTCGCCTACGAAGAAAATCAAAAAGCAGCAAAAGAAGCGTATGAGGCAGAGAAAGAAATGATTGAAAAGAGCATAGATTTAGCCAAAAAATCAAGAGACGAAAAGGTTAAAGCAGCTAAAGACTATGCTGACAAACAGAAGGATTATTATGACCAAATATATGAAAAAGCCAAAGATAGTTACGCTAAAATAATTGAGGCAGCAGAATTATCAAGGGACGGCGATTTGGCGGCACTGCAGGGACAACTTGATTCCATAGATGCGGAGGAAAAGAAGAGGGATCAGGATGCCGAGCGCAATAGACTGCAGCAAGCAATAGATGAAGCAGAAACCGCAGAAGACAAGGCAAAGGCTATTGCTGAACTTGCCGAATGGACTAGGAAACAGGAAGTAGATAAAAACAAGGAAAGTATCCG